GACAATCACATCACTGCCCGGTTGTATGCGCGAGGTTACCGACCGCCCATAATGCGTGCACTGGCGCGACATCCGACGCCATTCATGGCCATATCAATGATTTTCTGGTGCGTACCGGGCTGAGAGGCGGTGTAAGTGAACTGTAGTTGCCATGTTTTACGGCAATGAGAGCAGAGATAGCGCTGATGTCCGGCAGTGCTTTTGCCGTTACGCACCACGCCTTCAGTAGCGGAGCAGGAAGGACATCTGATGGAAATGGAAGCCACGCAAGCACCTTAAAATCACCATCATACACTAAATCAGTAAGTTGGCAGCATTACCCGCACAAGCCTTCGGCGCGCTTATTGGCGCAGTCGCTGGCGGTGTTATCGGCCACAACGTCGGTTCTGGCAGCAATTCCGGAACGACGGCAGGGGCAGTTGGCGGCGGAGCTGTAGGCGCGGCAGCGGGTTCTATGGTGAATGATAAAACCTTAGTGGAAGGTGTTTCTTTAACATATAAGGAAGGCACCAAAGTGTATACCTCTACACAGGTGGGTAAAGAGTGCCAGTTTACGACAGGTTTAGCCGTTGTTATTACCACAACGTATAACGAAACGCGTATTCAGCCAAATACTAAATGTCCTGAAAAGAGCTAATAATCAGGAGGAGTCATGAAGAAAGTTTTTCTTTGCGCCATCTTGGCCTCCTTAAGCTATCCGGCTATCGCCTCATCATTGCAGGATCAACTCTCTGCTGTAGCAGAAGCGGAACAGCAAGGTAAAAATGAAGAGCAAAGGCAGCATGACGAATGGGTCGCGGAGCGCAACAGGGAAATCCAGCAAGAGAAGCAACGTCGCGCAAATGCCCAGGTCGCCGCTAACAAAAGAGCGGCAACGGCAGCAGCAAATAAGAAAGCTCGTCAGGATAAACTGGACGCCGAAGCCTCTGCGGACAAAAAACGCGATCAAAGTTATGAAGATGAGCTACGCAGCTTAGAGATTCAGAAACAAAAACTGGCGCTGGCAAAAGAAGAAGCCCGCGTTAAGCGAGAAAACGAATTTATCGATCAGGAACTGAAGCACAAAGCTGCGCAAACCGATGTGGTGCAATCTGAAGCTGACGCCAACAGAAATATGACTGAAGGCGGTCGCGATCTGATGAAAAGCGTGGGCAAAGCAGAAGAGAACAAATCGGACAGCTGGTTTAATTAATCGATGTTAGTAACTTCAAGCCTATGATTCTTGAAGATAGAAAACCCTCTATAGTAACAGAGGGTTTTGTTCATTCATAGTGCAGGGATTAAAATCATTCCCACTCAATTATTTACGACAACCATAACCAATTGAGTGATAACATTTTTCCAAAACTTCATTTCTCTCATACCGTTTTATATACCGTCACCGGAAATCAGTACCGTGAAAAATTCCATGCTATCTGGTCAGGGTGTCGTACTGTTTTTCGCAGACTCTTCCGGCTTCGGCTGCCCGGTCAGCATACTCTGCCAGTTGTCTATTTCTCTCGAAAGATTTGCTGAACACGTCGGCAAGCAAAACTCCGGTATCTGCGGCTGACGCCCCAGCGCCGACAATGGCGTTATACTGCCTGAGCTGCTCACGGATGGCAACGAGCTGTCGCTGCAACCTGCCAGCGCGAGCGGCAGCATCAAGAGCATCATTGCGCGCCTGGTCGATCCTCTGCTTCGCTTCACGTTCATTGGTCGCTTTCTCCTGTTCGTAGTGCTGACGAACTTTTTCTTCTTCGGCTTTGCGATCTTCTTTCGCCTGCGCATACCCGGCGTCGTACTGACGGCTGCCGTGTACATTCCAGGCAACAACTCCTGATATGACCAGAACAGCAAGCACCGCCATGATAATCAACTGATTCCAGTATGCTTTTACAAATGACAGGATCATACCGCCAGCTCCTTACTGGCAGTGATGTATCGCGCGCGCCGGTCGTCGATGCCGTTCCTGCCACCATTGATAAGCAGAGTTACACGTACAATATCTCCGGTATACTTCATGCAGCCTTTGCTGGAGAAGAACCACGCCGCGCTACGAGCCGCATATTCGTCCTGCGCCAGCAGTTCTGGACTCTCCAGCAGGTCAACTTTCAGACTGTTTCCACAGTCACGATAGTTATTCAAACCGGTAATCTGGATAAGCCCGCGCCCACGGTAATTCCAGCCATCGCCTGGAGCATTGTTACCCATGCGTTTGCTGTACACCAGATTCGCGATCGCGCGCTGGCGCTCTAGTGGCAATGGCGGTTCACCAGCACGGCGCCCCAGTGCATTAGCCTGTCCTTGGGTGAGACGCCCAGCCCGAACGAAGTTAGCAAGTCCTGTAACGCTGTAATTGAAATTCTCCTGCAACCGGTTGAAGCCTCCAGACTCATGCCCGACCTGAGCAATAAACATTGCCTGATCTTCGTGGTTGCTAATACCAAACTCTTTTATCGCAAAAGTTATATGCGAGAACCAGCGTGCGGCCAGCGCTTCGCTGATACCGGCAGCTCGCTGAAATTGTTTAATCTCCATATTTAGACCTCGTTATTTTGAAAATCTGAACGACGTTACCGCGAGTTTTAATAACCGCAGCAAGCATGACTGCGTTGATAATGACCTCAGATAAATCCACAGCCATTGGCGTGCGTAACCAGATTGCATAGGCAACACGAACAGGAATACTGGCTGCAGCAACAATCAGGAAATAAGCAAGCCATCCACCCCATCTTCGGTGTTGAGAACCGTTACGCCGGAATGTGACAACGCGAATTGCTATGCCAGTACAAATAACTGCATTGGTGATAAGCAAAAAATAATCATGCGTTACCATCGTCTTTTCTCCCCGGCATTAACTCGCGTGGATTATCGGAGCGGTGATAGAGCCATATACCAATACGCACAGCTACAATTGCTGATACGAATGCACCAGCAGAAAAAACGATCCCTGTCTCAAATGAATTCTGAGTAATTGTTGGGATAAGGCTCGCAATACCGATAAGAATAGATGCTACTGGTTTGTAGAAAAGCAAGCCGCAGAGAAAACTGAGCATTGACAGGAGAACTCGTCGGAAAATTGAATACTCAACAGCAGAGGTAACAAAAATTACCGTTCCAGCAAGCGATCCTAAGGCAACCTCAGGAGGAGCTCCCACAATGACAGAAGCTAATGCACCAAGGCTAAGCATCTGATTTATTTTCACAGTCGTTAGAGCTATTGACATTACAATCACCGTTTAACGTGCATAACATCATTATTAATGGCGATTTAATCATATACAACAAACCCAATATGGTTAACACATTTTTTGATAAATAATGACGAAATTACCTTAAAGGTGATATAATTACCCTTTACTTAGAAACCTTTAGCTACTGGAATTTGAATCAATGCTGTTTAATTTTATACACTACCACCATTTAGTTTTCGATCTGCTCGATAGTATATAGAGGCTCAACTTTATAAAAAATATATTTTACCGTGAGCTAACTAATATAGTTAGTGCACGCAATGTAACTACCAGTTTGTATTATAAAATTATATCAACAAAGGAAACATAATGAGAAAAATTTACCTAATATTAACAATCATAATTTCTGTATTTACTGGCATATATATTGGTGCCAGTCAAACATTACCATATAATTTAAAATATTCTCTCAAAGAATATTTTTTATCGGGTAAAAACAATTCACCGATAGGCCATGCTTATTGGTCAAAACGTGATCTAACATATTTAAAACAAAGGAAAGTTGATATTATTATGCTTGGCGACAGCATCACAGAAACAGGAAGATGGTCTGACTTCTTTCCTTCAGTATCAATAGCGAACTATGGCATAGCTGGTGATACCAGCCAAGGAATTAAGAATAGATTAGAACCTATAATAAATGCAAAACCCAAGAAGGTCTTTATTATGATTGGTACTAACGATCTTACCAATCATGAAAGTGTACAAAAGATATTAGATAATTATAGAAATATTAAATAGAAACGGAATTACCACTATAATTCAATCAACAATCTACTCTGGCATAAACGAAAAGATAAAAAATAAGAAAATAAAACAAATCAATGAAGGTCTTCAAAAATTATCTAATGAGCAACAAATAACCTATCTAGACCTTAACACATCGCTATCACCAAATGGGTATTTGAAAAATGAATATACAATTGATGATACTCATTTATCTAAATGATGGTTATAAGGCGTGGATAGAAATTTTAAAACCTTTTATACTCTAAGATCTTTAAAGGGGCTATTTGCCCCTTTATCTTCCATCATCTACCACCTAAAAACAATACTCTTGTTAATGCGATCCTAGTAAATATTTCGTGAGTAATTATAGACAAAATAAGAGTTATCATAAACATCGCTATACCTTCTCTCATATATTCAGCAAGGATAAAATGAAACATCTGATGCACAAACATAATTGTTAATGATGCTTTGCCTATTATTTCTAATGGTTTTATATAATTTCCATCAAGTCGTTTAAATAATTCAATAACAACAACAGAAAATACAATATTTATGATAAAACTGACGAATGGAACACCATACAATGACGTCTTCATGTCAAACATAAAAATTTTTTGATACGCTATCGCAATAAAAAGCAGCACGATAGATACAACAATAAAAAACAAAAGCCGTACATTACACTCTTTATAGAATAAACCAACCATTGCCAATGGAACAGCATACAACACAACATTGGCATTTAATGGAATTGGGAATTTTACCAACCAAGACAATACATAAGAGCACATTAATAAAATAAAAGCCAAGAGCCACTTATCTTTTGCCACCCTTAGTTTTTCACTAATTAACATCAAAACTATAAGAGTGAAAAACATAACAGGAATAAACCAAAAAACACCAAACCAACCAGTCATAACCTGACCACCATAAACCATCTTTATTAGTTGTTTTATCATTAATTTTGAATCATACCCATCCCTCATAATATTATAAGAAGAAAACACCACAAATAATAAAATAGAATATGAAAAATAAGGAACGATTAGTGATTTAACTTTCCCAACTATAAACTTATTTTTGTCATTGGGCTCTTTAAATAAAATTCCAGAAACGATAAAAAACAATGGCATATGGAAAAGATAAATCACATAAGATGATAAGCCACTTATAATATGCGCATAAACAACAAGTATAATTCCGAAACCTTTAACGGCATCAATATAGCCAAGTCTTTTTTTAGTTTCCATTCTTAAACCAAGAAGTTAATTTATTACAAATTGATAGATAACAACAAATCAACAACAATGTCAACATATAAAGTTACATTTATTGCCACTATTCCATGAAAAATAACGCTAGCAATATCACTAAATAACATCAAATGATTAAAATTTTAATATATAATATATCAATATCAAATAAAACTGTTAACCCCCTCACCAAATTTTACTTTTCTATAACCACCAAGAAAAGATATAACAACATGCAATACAAATAATAACGAACATTACAATAAAAAATGAAATTTATTTTTTACAAATGACTTCCAAAAAACTACATGATATTATTTATTCTTTTTTTACATGTGGAATATACAATGAGAGAACAAAGAAATTTACTTGTTGATTGTATAAAAGGCGGTGCTATCTTTCTTGTCGTACTCGGACATTGCATACAATTCATGGGGCCAAGCAGCTATAATTTTTTTGATAACTTTATATTTAAATCTATTTATAGTTTTCACATGCCATTATTCATGGCTGTAAGTGGATATTTATTTTCTGTAACAATAAAAAAAGGAATATGTGTGAGAACATAATAAATAAATTTCACAAGCTAATAATTACAGCGATATCATGGACCATCTTAATTAGTTTATTATTTAATGGTTCGGTAAGTGTTCAGGATATTAAATATCAATTAATATCAGGTCTATGGTTCATTACAACACTATTCATCATATCTACTGTTGCATATACAATTTTTTCTATATCCCATAAAAATTTCATATGACTATATGCTTTATTTTGCATAGCAATACTGTTTGCTCCTGATGGTTATAATATAAAAATGATAAAATTCCTAGCTCCATTTTTTGGGCTTGGAATGTTATTCGATTACATATTAAAAGTAACAAAACCTCTCCAAGGTAATTTAACATTTTTAACAATATTATTTATTTGGGTTTATTTGGTCATAAATTGGAAAGAGAGCTATTATATTTACACGTCAGGAATGAGCATGGATATAAATAACTGGCAAGAGCAATCAATTAATAACATCTACAGATTCATATCTGGTCTTATTGGTATATATATAGCAGTGTTTGTTTTCTATATTATTTCAAAAAACACCTTATTATTAAATTCACTTTCATTATTAGGCAAACACACCCTTTCAATATATATAATACAAACTTTCATTTTTTATTGGATTAGTTAACTCGATGTTATTAATGTATATTCGAATGAATATACATATTCACTGGTAATTGCACCTTTATTTTCGATAGTAATTATCGCATTTTGCATATTGATATCCATTATATTGCAGAAAGTGCATTTAGCTAATATTATATTATTGGGAGGGGAGGGGAGGGGAGGGGAGGGGAATATTAGATGTAAATCGTAATAAGTTAAAAAACATCTTTCAAAAAGATGGTCAAGGATGATAATAAACAGACTGCCACCTAAATTACAACTATTTTGTTACATTAATTGAGGGGCAGTCTTATCAATTATAAATCCAGATATATTTTATTTATGCACTTTATTTATACTTCATGATTGGCTCCATGGCAACCACTTACCTTCAATCTTTAGTTGAGTCCAGATTCGCCCATTTACTGGCTCAGACTCATAAAAATTGATAATTCCTATTGATTTATCTTTACTTTTTTCTTTAATAACAAAAATACCGGAAGTAACATTAATTGGTTTTCCTGTCGATTCTGGAAATGCATAATAGAATACTCCTCGTTTTGCTCCATGAATATCCCCATTTGTCCAGTCATAAATATCGGCTGTATCTTTTTTCGACTGTTCGGCCGTAAGGCGTGCTTGACTCCAGAATTCTATGCCGGAACAGAAAGCAGAACCGGTTGATACATTAACAGTAAGAGTATGCCAACCACGAGAGTTGATACGAAGATAGTTGTTAATTTCTGTCTTTGTCGTTGGTTTCAAATAGCCTATGGGCTGATTAACAATATTAAATCCAAAGTTTATCCTCAACATTGAGGTATCATTCGAATATGAAAAATCTCGATTTATATCAAGAGGTTTAGGTGGCATAATATTATTTCCATCAATATAAACATTAACCACCGAACCAGAAGGAACATAAAGGATAGGCCATGCTATAAGCTCATCGCTCTCTGCAAAGAAAGACCATGTTACTCTTTCTCCTGCTGATATATCTAAGCATCGATTGCCAACGATATTATCACCATATGCAAAAGCAGCTTCAGCAGAATTATTATAGTATTTGTAAATGTCACTGGCTAACCTCGGTGAATTAATTACTATCGGATCGTAAAGTTTTCTGATAGTCAATTGTGAGCCATCAGAAACAACTGTTTTTCGCATTACCAGATCACCGATAAATGCAGCGGCTATCTTAAATCCCCACGCAGAAGATGCATTGAGAACCAAGTGCACCGGATCTCCAAATCGAGTTCCAGCATTAATTGATTGCGTGGCCTCAGCGTAGATATTGTCTCTGTAGCCTGCCATTAGCTCCACACTATCAATAACAGGAATCGAGTACTTATCGGCAAGGTATTTTAATGCATTCCCCATTTGTTGAACATCAACTCGCTTAACTGTCGGGAATGGATCGCTTGGGCTAGAAGTAGAATAAGTTTCGTATGCTTTATCAAATCGCAACGGTAATGGCGTCAACAAAACAACTGGATGCCCCCAAGTTAGCTCCCTAATAATCAGCCTCTCAATCCAGAAAGTGTATTGCTCAATGTTACCTACTAATGCATAACCGTATTGTGCCGATGCGTCATTAGTACCGAAGTTAATCAACGAAATATCACCAGAATGATTATCCGTAAAAGTTTCAAAAGCATCTTGCGCGCAGAAACCTGACCTAGCTCGACTTATGGTGGTTACTTTGCCTGCCCCATATGCACTATTCATTGCTACGCGAAATTGAGTCTGGACGTTTTCAGAGTCTCGTACAGAGTTAGAGTCGCCGTACCAAGTTACAGAAAATACTTTTCCATCACGCAATTTTTTCAAATTTTCAGCTAATAAGTTTCTCTGAATATAACTGAACCAGTCAGCATGAGAAAGAGCATCGCCGACTGTATTAGATGGATAAGTCAAATCTCCAGAAAAACCTGATAATCCAGCCCCTGTATTCTTGCCAAGCTCGATCATAATTTCTGTTGCCGACCCAGAAGGAGGAAGAACAACAATTGCATTACCTGAACTATCAAACACAGGCATTTTATTAGCTCTTTCTTTCGCTGATGGTAATTGGTTTATAGGCTCAGGAACACGAAGGCTCCTGTTCATATTTCCACTAACCTGTATATCTACATAGTTCTTAGTTGCTGCATCCTGTGGTTCAGTCGGATCACGCAAATTTTTGATATAATTATCCAGAGCATCATAATACTTTGCCACAAATAATGGTTTTCGAAGTGTAAGGCTGAACAAACTGCGAACATGCTGGATTAGCATAGTTAGCTTATCAAAAGCATCCTCATGCACTTCTGCAAAGAACTTACCCTGATTGCGTAGATCAGTTTCCTGCGTAACCGGGAGTTCTCGTGATATAGAAATCTTATGACCGTTAGCCAATGCCTTTGACACAATTACATTTCCACCGTTGTATCCTCCAGCCCCGGTAACTGTGTAATCAGTATCGAGAGCTAGCACAGCGATATTTTCATCAAGGTCAACCACTTGTACTACCAGATCAGATTTCTGGAAAATCCTGAAGGTATAAGGGAATGTCGTTGTAACACCGTTACCAATGTATTCGTTGTGGTCAACTTCGGTTGAGACCGTCATGTTAAATCTCCAGATAGTCGCAGCACCCGTTGCGCCGCATACCCGGCCATTTTATTACCTTAAAAACCATATATGTATAGAAATATCATCAATACGAACAGTATTACCTTTCAGGTAATTTACAAAACGTGCTGGATAGCAAACAAATTATTTGATACTGTATATTCATACAGTTATTGCATGGAGAAGATAAGATGCAGCAGTATCACTATCCACTGGAAGACGGATTTACCGAAAGGGTTCACACGCCGGGAGGCGTCAGATCACTGGTGGAGGGATCGCACTTGATGAAATTACTCCGGGATCTCGATAAAGATGGATTCAATGTCGATGGCCCACTTGCCGAACTGACTGCACTGATTAACTACGTAACCAGCTCACAGATGTCTATGCGGGATCTGCAAACACATCTCGACTATTGTGCCGAACAATTACGAAAACAAATCCGGTAAATTTAAAGGCCGCGAAAGCGGCCTGTGGCATGTCACGCTCACGTTATGACAAACCTATGTACCCTGGCTACACCAGATAATATCAAAACAACTGCAACAGCAAATTCACCATCACCAATGATACATTTACGGTTCATAACGCCAAGTGCAACAAGCGCAAACAAAACAAGAATAAAAGCAATCATTTCTCACCCTTATTGCGGAGTGACATCCTGCGGTCGCCACCAGTATGTCTGGTTAAACTCTTTCTTCGAACGTTGCTCCATTTTACGCAAATAGCCTGGTGAAAAATACTCCTGCATCTGGTTAAAGATCATATGATCGAGAGCCGCCTTCAAGTACCAGAGATTCGCACCTGGCATCAGCCCCTTCCCAAGCTTAACCAGATCACCACCAGTCTGCTCATTCTTCCCTTCCACAGCATTTAACGGTATGCCCTGAGCAATCTTCACTACGTCATCAACCAGACCAGCTACCGGGCCAAACATCGACGCCAGCGCGCCGCTTCCGTACCTCGTGTGATCTGACAATAAAAAGTCACCGTAAAGGCCAAGACCACCACCTTTCAGCAGAGCACCAAGCCAAAATTTAGCAGCATCTTCTCCTGTCATCTCTCGAGGATTACGACCAGACGCAAGGTCGTTAAGTTGCTGCGACAAAGCGCCAAGAATGGTCGTACTGGCAATAAACGTCGCAATATATGCCGCACGCCCACCAGCAGACGGCATACCCATAGCGCGTGACCAGTGACGCATAACCACCGAGATAGGGAACGATTTAAACAGGAAAACACTTCTCGTTAATTCACCTTTCCATGTTCCACGCTGAATACCAGAACCGGTTATCAGTTGCTCACGTGCTCCCGGTGTAATAACAGCCATATCAACTTCTTCAGTTACGGCACCGAGCAGTTTACGCATTGCCTCAAATTTCACCCGTTCAGGCTCACCAAGATGTTTAACTGCTAAATCAGGGATACGCATAATGCTTTCCGGTGTCAGCATCGTATTATTACCGTTCCCCCAGTCCTCCTGTTGCGCCAGCTTCCATACGCTCCAGTCTGTGTCAGTAATCCCTTTGCTTTTCAGGATACGAAAATCAGAGTCATCGAGGCTACGAAGGTCTGGTGTCCGTGACACTACTTCTCCCAGGCTTCCCATCATAGTTACGCCATAGGCGCGCTTGTGCGCATCTGACCATGCTGTAAGCCCACTGGCACGCATTACCGCCGTTGCCGCCCAACGAGACACAGACGGCCCCATATTATCCATCGCCCAGCGGTTAACGCTGCCAAGTAGAGATTCCATCGCCAGACCAGCTCGGCGCGCCCGCGCAAGCTCAGTACGGTTCGTTGGGTCCATAGCTTCAAGCTGGTTGCGGAATAACTGGTTCATTGGAAGGTTGGTAACCTTCGCAGACAGATACATGGTTCCAAGATCAGAGAACGATGACAGCAACGCGGATCCGAGTCTGCTGGCAACCAGCCAGTTGCGGATATTGTCAGACCATCGCGCGATGTGCGGATTCGCTACAGGCTGTGTCTTTCCGGAAATAAAGTTGTACAGATTCTCTGTGTTGTTCGCCAGCCGCTCGACTTTACCGGTTTTACTCGGGTTAGCTGTTGCCGTTTCTGCCTTAACCTGATCAAGAAGGGAGCGGAAAACATGATCGGGGTTTGGACCATATGTTTCCACCAGTGCAATATCTTTACTGATACCTTCCAGGTGACCGACCATGATTTCCCATAGAGAGCGATCGCCATAAAGTTGCTGATATTGCAGATAGGAATCTGCATCTTTGAAATGTATCTGTCGTGATGCATTACCACGGTTAGTGGATTTGCCCCTATATTTCCAGACATCTGTTATCACTTAACCCATTACAAGCCCGCTGCC